CCCCCCATTTCATCGTAGAGGCATCCGCTGTTGCTCCATTTTTTCTCAGGCATAGGCACATCAGGGGCATACGGGTCTGCGATCCTGACGGTTTCCGTGAGGACTGCTTGGAAGTCTTTTCCTCCGTTGCTTGAGAGTGCTCCTGGAACGTTTTCCCAGACCATATATCTTGGTCGAATAAACTCAGCTGTTCGCCCTCTATTTTCGTCATTCTTTCTCATCTCCTTGATAATCCGAATCTGTTCCATGAACAGTCCGCTGCGCTCACCTGCGAGTCCTTCCCTTTTGCCTGCAACACTCAAGTCTTGGCAGGGAGATCCTCCAGTAATTACATCAACTACAGGAAGGTCATACCCGTTTAACTTGGTAATGTCTCCAAAGTGTTTCATGACGGTCTGTATTCCTCCGGCTTGATGCCCCTGGGCACCATCCACCTGTTATTACTGATTCGGGTGATCATCTTCGATGCCTGCTCATTAGTCCACTGCCCTACATGCAGGAATCCTCTCTGCTCAAGGAAGCGTATCTGCTTCGGAGTGGCAAGATTTGCTCTGCTACGTGCTATCAAATGATCTATGAGCACGGATGCCTGCCCTTTAGTGGTGACAGCATCTGGATTGATACCGAATCTTTCTAAAGTCTTTACCTGACCTTCTGTGACTTCTGCATCCTGCCATTTGAATGCAGGAACATAATCGATAAGGTCATCCGAACTGATTGAATATGCGTACTGTAACGGGTCTACAAGTCGCATCTTCTTGTGTCGCTGTCTGCGTAACTGTTCAGCCAGCGCATTCTCCCGTTCAAGTACGGCATCCTTCTCAGCTTCGTTAATCAATTCCTCGATATCCATTGCCTCTTCGGCATTGTCTTCGAGTTTTTTCTTCACACGGTCGGTTATCTCCGGCTTCTTGGCGATCAGCGATGCAGGCCTACAGAGATCATGTCTGCCTGTCATCCACAGGAAGTCCAGTATCAGCAGATCCTTCTTGTCTTCCGCAAGTCTTGTGCCCCTGCCGATCATCTGTGAATACAGACTCCTGACCTTCGTTGGTCTTAAAACCACTACACAATCGATACTTGGACAGTCATATCCTTCGGTCAGCAACATGGAATTGCAGAGCACCTTGTACTTGCCGTTCTCGAAATCTCTGAGGATCTCTTCACGGTCTGGAGAATTGCCGTTCACCTCTGCAGCCGATATGCCTTTATCCTTGAGAATTTGGCAGAACTTCTGCGATGTGGCTATCAGTGGCAGGAAGACAATTGTCTTGCGGTCACTGCAGTGCTCTATCATCTTGTCTGCGATCTCGTAAAGGTATGGCTCCAGCGCATACCCTATATCAGCCAACTGGTAATCACCCTGCGAGATATTCACCTGTGTGATATCTATCTGAAGTGGAATCGTTAATGCTTTGATAGGTGACAGGTATCCTTGGTGTATGGCATCCAAAAGCGTATATTCGTATGCCATGGAATCAAAGTACTGCCCCAGGTTCTTCATATCTCCACGGTCTGCTGTGGCAGTACAACCAACCACCTTGGCTGGAGAGAAGTACTGCATGACCTTCTGATAACCGTCTGAGAGGATATGGTGTGTCTCGTCCACAACTATCGTCTGATAGTAGTCTGGGCTGAACAGTTCCCGTCTTTTATCGTTCATCAGAGTCTGTATGGAGCCTACCGTTATCGGCAGTGAAGATCCTAAGCTTGTCTGCTCTGCTTTCTCTATGGAGCAATCAAGACCTGTGACAATCTTTATCTTTGCTCTTGCCTGCTCAAGCAGTTCGCCTCGGTGTGCCAGTACCAAGCACCGGTCACCCTGCTCGACCTGCCTCCGCAGGAGTTCTGCAAAGCATACTGTTTTACCTGTACCTGTAGGAAGGACCAACAGCGTTTTGGTATTGCCATCGGTCCATTCCTTCTGTATCGCATTAATCGCTTCCGTCTGATAAGGACGGAGTTCCATTACAGGACACCGTCAAACTTGTTTGCTTTCGGTACAAGGAAACGGTCAACCTGGTTGTACACATTGCCGTTATATTCCCTGTTCGAGAACTTTGCTGTGCCCTTCTTGCCTACGATGGAATCAAACCATCTGAGGTCGATATCCTCGCCCTTCTTCTTCATGCCGATGCACTCAAAGAACGCTGCCAGCAGTCCTAAAGTTTTACGGGAGAGATACAGTCTGTGGTTATTTACAAAGGCATTGCCTTCAGGAGTCTTGACATGCAGGTTAACCAGAACCATCGGGCACGGTCCCATCTTTTCGCCACCGTTGTACTGGCTTCTCTCGAAAGAGTCGATCGTGAATTCATATTCACCCGGTTTCAGCACCACATAATCCGATGTAGGGATCTCCTCAGCAGAGATCTTATCGCCCCAGTTCAGAGCATCACTGTTATACATTGTCATTTTCTTTCCTCCTTATTCCCCAACGGGATCTCTCATTTCGACAATTTTTGAATAGAATTTATTGAAGTTGTTGACGAGATACTCGATCCAGTCCTGCTCATAATCAGCAACCTTTGTGCCTGCAGGATACATGCCGAGCGTGTCTACATAGGCCATTACTTCTTCGTCTTTAATACCGTGCTGTTCACACATCTTCCTGAAGGTCAGCAGCGGAGTCTCTTCGACAGTCTCTGCAGGGATCTCATAGATCTTCGGCTCTTCTTTATCGGTCGGCATGAGGATCTCCTGTGAGACCGTTACAGCCTTTTCTTCAGCGAAAATTGAAGCAATGACCGAGTAATCAAAGTCAGTCTGTTCCGGCAGATTAAAGCGGTTTTTCGCATCGTAGGTGGCATTGTGTGTGGTATACATCACACGCTGATTACCAGTGCCCTTGTTCTTGCCTGTCTTAGGGTCCTTGATGACGATTGTCTTGTAGTTTGCGAATAACAGCAGGTCAGTCCATTCCTTGATGATGGGAGCGGACTTCTTTGTCACCTTCAATTCCCATCTGTCATACTGTCCCATCTCATCCGGCAGGTAGAATGTCCGAAGCTGAGCATGTGCTGTCAGCAGGACATTGATACCGTAGTAGATGACATTGTCGAGTCTGTTTAAGAGCTTCTGAATATTGTCGGCAACGAAGGTATACCCCTTGCCGTATCCGATATCCTCGATACCGTTGACCTTGTGGAAATTGCAGACATCAGTGATGGCAAGTTTCTCAGCCCAGTCGATGGTGTCAATTACCAGGGTCTTGCAGGATGTGGGATTCTTGCAGACAAATTCAATCTCTTCAAGCAGTTCGTTGAAGTCCTTCGGTGCAGGCAGTCTCTTGACTGATAACTGCTTGGTAGATCCCTCTGTATCAATGAACAGAGGGTCAGGGAACTTGGAGGCAAAGGTCGATTTACCGATGCCTTCAGGACCGTATACGCAGCACTTAATTGCTGTCGGAATCTTTCCGCTTGTAATTTCAAAGTTCATCTTTCGTCTCCTTCTCCTTCGTGTTCTCCGTCCGGTTCTTCGATGATTTCTGCAATCTCGAAGCTTCCGCATACAGGGCATCGATGAAGGCCTTCTCTTTCAAGGATGGGATATTCACGGTCATCGATTTCTCTTCCGCATCCGTCACATAACCATTTCGCCATTGTGTTTCTCCTTTGTATTCGATTGTCGGCAGTGTTGCCTCGTGTATGACGATGAGTACCATATCGAGGAAGGACTCACCGTAAATTGATACGCACTTTTCTTCGAGCATCCCGTCATAGTACAGGGTCACCGATGTGGCATTGCAGTCGAGCAATGTCGGTTCACCGATCCAGTTAAATCTGATATGGGTGATATGCGGATTGACCTTCCTGCAGAGATACTCAAGGACTTCAAGGTATTCATTCATGTCTGTCATACCCTGTCCTCCAGGATGATCATTGCCTGCTCTATGTACTTCCCAACTCTTTCGAGATCGTTCACCAGAGCGGGATCGGCTTCCGGCATTTGTGTAATGCTGTAGGCATCTACAGAAGCCTGATCAAGTGCTTCATGCAGTGCTCTCAGTGCATGGCTGATCATCAGATTATCAACCTCGTACTGGTGCATTTCTCCGGGCTCAACTACTGAGCCATCAGCGTGATAGAGCTTCATAAGTCGATACCTACGAACCACAGCAGAGCCATGCAGAAGCAGAACAGGTGGAAGCCACAGATGATCGTGGTGCTGATAAAGTTTTTCATTTGTTTATCCTCCATGTGATATACTTGGAGTGGTCGGTGCACTAATACAGACCACTGTATTGGGTACGTAGGTCTTGCTCACCTGCGCACCTTTTTTTGTGTTTTCTCGATAAACGCATCCAGTTTATCGGTGTAGAAATAGATCTTTGAATTTGGTTTTGGTGAGAGTTTGTAACACGGGCATCCGTCTATTCTTGAGAGTTCTCTAAGGAATGTTATCGAATGCCCAAGCTCAGCCAATTCCTTAACTGACATAACCGGTCTCGGATACTCCATCCTCATCCTCCTTTCCAAACAATTCCATCTCGATCATTTCAGCGTTTGTTACCAGGATTCCCATAGAGATGATTGCTCCCTGTGTATCCATTTCTTCCAGCGCATGTTTGAGAAATGAATTTGTGAGGTCGGCAATATGTCTTCGGTACTGATCTCTTGTAATGGTGATTTGGTCTTTCATTCTTCTCCTTTCCATCTCACATCCCTGAAGCAACCACCCACCAGCACTGCCATGACAGACATATGTCAACAGGATTCGTGTCTAAGCTAGGAGGTTAAGGCAGTCAAGGGACACCAGTGAGTGACTGCTTGAGGGATGCGAGTTTATTTTGTTTTAACCTTGTTGAGTGTCATTAAACACTGTGGGCAAAAAAATAATTACTGCTTGTCCAACGAGTATTCAATGTTGTCCTTGGGAATGCCAGTGAACTCAGACAGCTGAACAAGATCCTCTGCGGTCATCCTCGCTCGCTGGCTCATGACAGCGATGAGATGGTTTTCGCTGATACCGCATGCTTTTGCGAGATCGCTGACACTCATGTCCATATAGGCTGCCAATGTCTTCACGTTCATTTTAATATTTTCCATTCAATACCTCCATTCCATTTTTGTTCAACACTGTTGAGTGTCGCTGAACAATTACGATGATAATACCTGTTTTGTTGTGTGTCAATAGAAATAATTCAATATTTTTGAATTAATTTAAATTTTGTTGTATGCTCTAGTTGGAGGTTATTAATATGAGAGGTATTCAACTCAGGATGGCAATAGGCTATGCCATGCGTACCGAAAGATTAATCAGAAGGAAAACCCTACAAGAAGTTGCCGATCATCTTCACATTTCAAAAAGTCAGGTCTCGCTTTATGAAACAGGCAAGACACCAATCACTTGTGAACTGTTAAATGATTACTGTGAATATCTTGGCATATCAATGATCGATTTGCTTAATGAAATAGACACTCATTCTGATAGTTTCATCGAAGAAAACAATTAAAAAAATCACTCAGCGGGTAAGCACACCAAGGGCTGAGTGACGAGCGTAGAAGGTAGGTTTTTCTACGTCTCCAGTATACCACATGGGAGGCAATATGAAGAAAAGAAAAGACGGTCGGTATTCCACCACCATCACCGTGGGATACGATGACTTTGGTAAGCGACAGCGAGTTACTGTTTACGGCAGTACCAAGGCTGAGCTGATGCAGAACAAAGCCAAGGTTCTCGTGGATCTTGATAAAGGGATTTATATCAGGGACAAGTCCATCACCTTCGGAGAATACTCACGGCAGTGGCTTGCGGACAAGAAGATATCAGTTACAGATGTAACCATGTATGAGCAGGTGCTCCGGCTCCATACCTCTGCCCTGGATGATATTCCGC